GAGCAGCAGCAAAGCCAATGGGTAAAGATTTTGTAGTATATCGAACACCCAAAAAGAAAAAAGGAATGAGAGCCCCGAACAACATGGGTAAGATTTATGCAACAATAAAATCTGGAACTCTTGCAAGATCTATTGGTATTTTTCAAACACGAATAAGCAGAAAATGGCCCTCCGTATATATTGGACCAAGATATAAAAAAGGCGTATGGACTAACCCAGAAAAAGGCGGTTGGTTTATGAACATGGTGCAATACGGAACTCCTTATGTTAAACCTAACCCTTTTGTAATGAAAGGATTTAATGCAGGTAAAAGTTCGGCAAAAAGTTTATTATTGAAGTTAATGAAAAAGAAAGTCAAAAAGATAGTAACAAAGGCAGGAAAAAATAAAATGGTTTTACAATGATCGGAAAAGCAATTTATGATATATTGATTAACGATTCAAATGTTTCAGGAATGGTAGTGAAAAGAGTTTACCCCAATGTAAATTATAAGGGCAGTTTAACCTATCCGTTTATCGTTTACAATCATACAATAGATGAGCCGCATGATACGAAGTCGGGAGTATCGAGCTTGAATACTGCTACAATACAAATAAATTGTTATGACAATAGTAAATTAGATGCAGAACAAATTGCTCAATATGTAAGGAAAGCATTAGATAGAACAAAAGGAACTTACAATACAGTAGTAGTGCAGAGCATACAATATACAGATCAAAGCGATGCTTTTGATTTAACAGGTTATGAGGATTTTTCAGGGGTTTTTCAAGTTTCTCAAACCTACAAATTTAGATACGAGCCCGTAAATTAATAAATAAATAAAAAAAAAGAAAATGGAATATTATATATTAGACAAAAAAATGGGAAACCTTAAAAAAGGAACCTCAATACAAATAAGCGAAGATGTCGCAAAAAAATTAAAAGAGGGTGGTTTTATTTGTAGCGAAAAGAAAGAAGCAAAAAAAACAAAGAGTAAAAAAGTAAAAGAAGACAATGGCGACAATAGTTAGTCAGAATATTACAGAGGCAGGGTTGAATCCTGAAATGACGGCAGTTGAAAGTGGGGGTGACCAATTTTCTAATACAGGAAATGAATTTTTACTTATCACAAATGGATCAGGCGAGAGTTTATTGGTTACAATTACTGCTCAAACAACAACAGTTGAAGACAGGCGAATGGGTGAATTAACAAAAGCAAACTCAACAATTACAATAGCAGATGGAGCAAGTGGTTTAATAGGTTATTTTCAAATTGCAGCGTACAGTGATTCAGATGGATACGTGCAAATTACATATTCAGTAAGTGCATCAGTTTCGATTGCAGTTTTAACCTGTGAAGACCCTGCATTTGTAGCGGAATAAAAAAAGTATTAACAAATTAATTAATTAATAAATTTAAAAAAAAGAGAAATGGATAATATTATAAATGGAACGGAATTTATAGTGTCTTATGGAACAGCAGGATCAGAAGTAGCAATAGCATTTTCTACATCTGCATCTTTAAGTTTTGGCATGGACACAAGAGATATTTCAAATAAAAGTAGTGCGGGATGGCGTGAACTTTTGGAAGCACAAAGAAATTGGAGTGTCAGTACAGAGGGCTTAATGGCTTTCAATACATCGGCAGGTGCAGCAGTTGTTGGATTTGACGATTTGTTTGATGAAATTGTTAACAGAACATCTTTTAGTGTAGTGTTAAAAACACAAACAACACCTGTAACGAATGATTATTATTGGAGTGGAGTTTGCTATTTAACATCATTAGAATTGACAGCACCATTAGAAGACAACTCGACATGGTCAGCATCTTTTGAAGGCACAGGAGTTCTTACGCAGACAGCTGTTTAATAGGTAATTGATAAAAGAGGGGTTTTCAATTAGCCCCTTTTATATCAAATTGAATTTTTTTTAATATGTTTGTAGAAATAAAAATCACAAATTATGCATGAAAAAATTTCAATTAATGGTAAAACATTACCTATCAAATTTGGTTTTTCGGCTCTACGAAAGTTCAGCAGACGAACAGGAATGAAATTATCAGAAATGGAGAGTTTAGGTGTTGATATGACATTAGATTCTGCAATTATTTTAATTCATTGTGCAATTGCTGATGGGCATAGAGTTGCAAAAAAAGAGTTGGTTTATAGTTCAGATGATTTGGCTGATGACCTTGACCACGACATTGATGCAATTGGCAGGGCAATGGATGTTTTTGCAAGTTCTATGAATGTGGAGAAAAAGAAGAATCAAAAAAAAAAGGTGAAAAGGGCGAAAAAATAGAACTAACCTGGGATCGGTTAGAAGAAATTGGCTTAGGACAAATGGGGTTGAGTTATGAGCAATTATATGATTTTATACCCAGAGTATTTTGGAATGCATTGGATGGTTATATAATGCAAGAAGAAAATAGAGAAAGAGCAAATTGGATTAGGTGCAGATGGCAAACTTGTTTATTATTAAATATTCATTTGCCGAAAAGAAAACATCTAAAACAGGAGCGATTAATAAAATTTGATTGGGAAAGGAATTATATAAAAATGGATTATGAAACAGAATACAAAAAGATAAAAGGGACAATCGATAAATTAGATATTAAAATTAAGGATTCAGATATAAATTAAGATGGCAACAGATGCGGCATTAAATGTAAGATTAGGAGCAAAAACAGCAGGGTTTGATAAAGCAATGAAACGAGCTTCTTGGCGAGTTAAAAAATTCGGCAGGGCAATGAAGAAAGTTGGCTCGAATATGACCAGAAATTTTACAATGCCTATTGCATTGATGGGAGTAGCATCAGTAAAAATGGCATTGGATTTTGAAAAATCCATGACTAAGGTGAATACTTTAGTAGGTGTTTCAAAAAAAGAAGTAGAAAAATTAAAAAAAGAAGTATTAGATTTATCAGGAAAAACTGCAACAGCCCCAAATGAATTAGCAGAGGGGCTTTATTTTTTAACATCGGCAGGTTTGAGTGGAGCAGATGCAATGGAAGCTTTGGAGCAAGTTTCAAAAGGTGTTGTAAGTGGATTAGGTGAATCAGCTGATTTAGCAAATGTAGCGGCAGCAGCCCAAAATGCTTACGGAAAGGCAACAATGTCAGCATCAAAGGCATTAGACATTTTCGGTGGTATGGTAAAAACAGGAATGTTTAATGCAGCCGATTTATCTAAAGTATTAGGAACTCAACTTGGCTTATCGGCAAGTTTAGGCATCAGTTTTGAAGAAGTTGGAGCAATGATTTCCACCTATACCAAAACGACAGGCGATGCCAATGCAGCTACAACAGGGCTTTCTGGTGTAATGATGTCATTTGCTAAAATTACTCCTAAACAAGAAGAAGCATTAAAAAAGGTAAAATTAAGCGCAAAATCGTTAAGAGATATGCTCTCCAAAAAAGGATTGCAAGGTACTCTTTTGGAAATGCAAAAAAGATTTAAAGCAAATGGAGTGGAAATGTCCGACTTCTTTTCAAAAAGCCAATCATTAAAAGCAGTTCTTGGTGTTTTAGGTAATCAAACAGAAACATACAAAGCAATATTAGATACTTTATATGAATCAACAGGGTTTGTAAATTCTGCATTTGAAGAAACAGCCGAAACTTCTGCCTTCAAAATGCAGAAAGCCATAAATGATTTAGTTGTTGCCGGAACACAATTAGGAAATACAATGTTTCCGATTGTGGATAAATTAGCAAAAAAAATAAGTGCTTTGGCTACTTGGTTTTCAAAATTAACTGATCAACAAAAAAAGAATGTTGTTCAATGGGGTTTGATTTTAGCAGCAGTTGGCCCTGTTTTATCAATTTTCGGCTCAATGGTGATTAAAATTGGGGCATTGATTCCTGTATTAATTAATGTAGCAAGAGGATTTAGAGCAGTAACGGTTGCAATGATGTCGAATCCTTATGTAGCATTAGGAGCAATAGTTGCAGGGTTTATAGTTTACATGGCTACATTAGGAAGAACAACAAAAAAAGCAACAAAGGAACAAACAAAGTATAACACAAAATTAAGAGAAGCAAACGACATAATGAATGAGGTTGCAGGATTAAAAATTTCGGTGAAGCATCTCAATTTGTTGAGTAAAGCCCAAAAAGAGGTTTTATTAGAAAAGTTAAAAGCGCAGAAAGTGACAGCAGATCAGACGAGAGTAGATATGCAAATATTTGCAAAAGAAAATGCAGAATTCAAGAAAGTAGACCAGTCCATACTCGCTTTAAGAAGAACGATAAGTGGAAAAGCGGATTTTCAAAAAGCATCTATTTACCATCAGATCAAAGAATTAACAACTGAATCACGCAATTTAGTAAAAGAAAAATTTGGAGAATCTTTTAGTAAAGTTTCAGAGAGGGCTAATCAATTAGCAAGAGATATTAATAGAACGGCAAAGTCAATCAAAGCAGATGCAGGGGACTTAGAAACAGGAGATGGTGGCACAGATGAAATTTACGACCCATTAACAGATCCTGCACTAATAAAAGAAAAAGAAGAAGCAGCAGCAAAAGTGAAAGCAGATGCAAAAAAAGCATCTAATCAGAAGCTGAAAGAGTTGAACAGGCAATTTAATTTAGAGAAAATAAGTGACGACCAGATAGCAGCAAGAGTATCGTTAATGCAAGACGAACAAAGGGAGTTGGAAAGTGTTACGGGTATGGAAAATGAAACAGCTTTAAAGTTAGCGATTATGCGAAACTATACCCAGAAATTAAAAAAATTAGGATTACAGCAGGTAGCAGATAACAAAGAAGCAAGCGCAGCCATGATACCCCCATTAAAAAAAGCTGCAGATGAAAAAGTAGCAACTTGGAATAAATTTGCAGCAAAAGTGGCGGCTATTATGAATGGTTTATCTAATCTAAATTCTGCATTAAATGAAAAAGAATCCATCGAATTAGAGCAGAAACAAGAAAGGGAAGCAGAATTATTTAATGACAAATTTGAACTCGAGAAAGAGCAAATGGAAAATTCTTACCAATCATGGTACGAAGATCAGAAACGAATAATTGAAGATACAATAACAAATGATGAGCAAAAAAGGGTAGCATTAGAGAATTTAGAGAAACAAGCCCAATCACGAAAAGAAGTAAATGATGCGAAATTAGCAAAAAAACAAGCGGATTTTGACGAGAAACAAGATAAAGCAAAAAGGAAATTAGCGAGGAAACAGGCAGTACGAGAAAGAATTTTAAGAGTTGCTGAAATTATAATGAGTACAGCAGCAGGTATTATGAATGCAGTGTCTACATTTTGGATTACAGGCGGTATGCCCTGGGCAGGTATTGTTGCAGGATTAGGAGCAATGCAAATAGGAACAGTATTATCTACACCTTTGCCATCTTTGGCGGCAGGTGGTGTTGCTTTTGGTGATTCATTAGCAAGAGTAGGTGATTATGCAGGAGCATCAGCAAACCCAGAAGTAATTGCCCCATTAGATAGATTAAAAGCATTGATGCCTACCCCAAATAATCAGACACAAAAAATTGAAGTAGTCGGCAGAATAAAAGGAAATGATATATTTTTAGGAAATGAAAGAGCAGATACAGAAAGGTTGAGATTTACATAATGGCTTACGGTAAAAGATATTACGCAGATTACAAATCTTTTAATGGATATTCTTACCATCTTGAATTATGGCAAGATGGGTGGTCTGGTGGTGGTCAGTTTGAAATGACTTTAGGTGATAGTTATCCACGATTATCATACGATTCGAGTGCATCTAAAAAATTTACTGAGTTATATTCTGGGAAATTATCAATACCGTGGATAGTGCAAAATGCAGCAGACTATGCATTTATGCTTCAACTAATCCGAACGCTTGAAGAAAAGGAAATTTACGTTTATTTGTGGCGAGGATCAAGTGGACAATATACGCCTATTTTTGCAGGATATTTATTAATGGATCTATCTTCTTATGAAGATGTATTTTACCCTTTTGAAGCGGAGTTAACAGCAACAGATGGATTAGGTTTATTAAAAGAAGTTGATTTTGTGCAAGACGGTAGTGAGGCACCTTATTTATTGGCGGACACTTATATTCCAGATGGGCAAAAAACTTTTGTCGAGTGGATTGCAGTACTATTAAGCAAGATAGGATTAGCAGGGACAGCAGAGGGAAATACAGCCGATCCTTATTTCACAACATCAGTAAATTGGTTTAATAAAGAAATGGCTGCAGCAGGACAAGCTGATGACCCGTTAGCATTGACAAGAGTAGCCATGCGAAGTGCTTATGAACTCAGTACAAGTTCTATTGGTGTTGATTATTTTAAACCAAAA